TCATTCCCCAGGATTCGTAAACTTAATTCAAAACTATTTTCGTCAACTTTCAAAGAAACTGGTTTTTTATACATTTTATCAACATCTAATTTTTTTTCCATCAATAAACCTTTACTTTGTCTGGGTTAATACTTGGAACTAATTTGCAAACACATTCATAAGTTTGATTGCCATTTACAGACATAAACTCTTGTCCACTTAGTTTTTCTGCATAGTAAGTACAATCATTTACCGATTTAAAATAAATTTGAGCAATATTCATCTTTGCTGGTTGCATAGCACAATATAACATAAATGCAGTAATCAATCTTTTATACTCCTCAAACTATCCATAACCTTGTCAATATCTGGTTCAGAACCATTTGGGTCATATACACATTTATATTTTCGAGGACACCATGTTTCAATCATCATTGTAAAGGTCTTATTACCACCCTCATATATACAAGCTTTTTTGTTAGTATATTTTGATGTAATTCTTTTCTTCAATCTACAAGTTGTGTATTTTTTTAAATCTGGGTTTCTCCATTCTTTTTGTTGTCTTGAATAATCTTTTGGTTTGTATTCATAAACTAATTCTTGAGCAAATGCTTTTACACCTAATACTAAAAGAAGAATTGTTACACCCACCCCAAACAAAATAATTGTTACCCATTTTAGAGCTTCCCATATTTCTTCTTGTTGTTTTTTTGCTTGAATTTTTGCTTGTTTTTGAGCTTCCTTTGCTTGATTAATTCTTTCTGCCCTTTCAGCAAGAATCTGATCCCAAGCAGTTGGTCCAAAGCGAAGATTAATAATTTGTTTTAATTCGTATCTTTTTTCTTCTAATAATTTGCGATCAATAAAATCTGACGCACTTGATTCTATTCCAAACTGTTGAGCAATCCCCATGCCCTTGCCTTGCTTTTTATTCATTTGTTCTTCACCCAGGAAGAACCCATCAATCTGCTTGGCTATATCTTTTATATCATTTACTGTGCCTATGTTGCTCTTTATAAACTCTACTGATTTTTGAACTAGAGCAATACCAGTAAGAATTTCTGCAACTACCAAATTTTACCTCACTAATAAACCTATAAGCATGACTATTGCTGTGCCAGATGTACCTATCATTATATGCTCTAATCGTTTAACCCTACTTAATAATTCAATAAATCTTTCATCACTCACCGCAATGTGTTTTTCCAATTTAAGATTTATACTTTGAATTGTAGGTTTTGACATTTACCCAGCCTTTGAATCTTCCATAGTTTTGATAGTTTTATCATTTTCTAAAGATGTAGAAAGTCTTTGTATATAATCTTTTTTTGCTATTTCAAAAATATCAAGTTTTCTAATTAATTTTGAAATTTCATTTATTTCATTCTGACAAATAGTTATTTGATCTATTAAAACCTTTTGTTCATCTTTTAAATTATCTGTTGGATATTCTTTACCATCAATAGATATAATATTGTTTTTTGCACTCATTACCAAGATACTCCACTTGCTGTTGTTGGTGTTTTCATTTCTGCTATCTGACTAGCAATACTATCCTCAATGCTCTTTACTTCATCTTCACCCAAAGCATCTTTTGCCCATTGTATGGCATTTGCTTCTTTGATGTCTTTGTATGCTATAAAGTCTTTGCCTAGTGTTACACCTACAGAGCCATATGATGAACCAGTATTGCCATCACTATCTGTATCACTTGCTCTCCAATGAATAGTTGTTACTACATCATCTTTGCCATCAAGTTTGATTGCTCTATCCATATTAGATATTGTCCATGTCACTGCCATTTTATGCTCCTTCTAGTGCTGTTATTCTTGCTTCTAATTCTTGTATGGTTTTGACGAGTAAAGGCACAAGTTTGCTTTGATCTATGCCTTGTGGATTAATCTTACCATCTGCATCAACTGCATCTTTTTCGCCAAAAACTGCTTCTGGCACTAATGGATTTCCATCTGCATCATGGCTTACCTCATGTGCTAAGAAACCATCTACTGTAGTATTTGTATCAATTTTAAAGTTAAATCTACATGGCTTTAGTTGTTTTAATCTTGACGTTGCATCAAAATCATACGACACATTTTCTTTTAGCCTATAGTCTGAAGAACCAACAAATGAACTTGTACTACCAGTAATTGTAATACCACCAGTATTAGTTCCATTTCTTCTAAAAATTTGTATAGTTGTACCTCCAGTACCTGATGCTGTACTATTTATTAAAAAAGGAACAAGACTGCCTGAATCTGATTCAATACCAATTCGTGCTTCGTTACTTGATGTGCCAAAACCAGTAGCACCATTGCTATTTATTCGGACACGCTCTGTAATTGAACCACCAGCTGGTCTTGTAGACAAGAGTAAATCTGCTGAATCAGTGGAAGTATCTCGTACTACTTGTACCCTAGCATTATTTTCAGTGCCATCATAAAAAGCAACAATACCAAGTATCTGTGTGTTACTAGCAGTACCATTATTACCCATTTGAATAGTTGCATAATCTTGAGAACCAGTACCTTGTAAAACTAAACTTGTGCGACCATCTCCAAAATCAGTAAGCAATGAAGTTCTGCCTGCAAAAATATTGGCACTGCTATCTATTCTAACACACTCCGAGCCATCTATTTTAAAATTTATAAATGAATTTCCAGCGCCACTATCTGGGTCTGCTTCTATTGCTAGTGAATTACTACTACCACTAACATTTCTTAATCTACCAGAAATATGACCATCTGCATCTCTAATGTCTATATGAGCATTTAATCCAGTTAAAATATCATGATTAAATGTAGCAGTACCAGCATCTGACATATCAAGTGTGAGAGCATTTATAACAGAAGAACCATCAAGACCTTTAAATATCATATCCTTGTCTGTGCCTAATGCTTCAATAACAAAATCACCAGATGAATTTTGAAGATTACCCCAATTAACAGTATCGTCTTGTAAAACCACTTGACCAGAATCAGAATTTATTACTAATTGACCTGCCACATCTATTGTTAAGTTACCACTAGATAAATCAATCTCTGTGCCATCTATGGTTATGTTATCAACTGACAATGAATCTGCGGTTAAAGCTCCATTTACAGTTAAACTTTCAATATTGTCATTAGTTTGATCTAAAGTAAAAAGGGAAATAAAAGCATCATTATCTTCATTTCTAATTTTTAAAATATTATTAGTTGTATCGTAAAATAGTTGATTTGCATAAGTTGTTGATGGTGCAGAAGTTCCAGAATTAGTTGAACCTAATGCTTGTAAGGCACTATTCAAATCTGATCTAAAAGATGCAAAACCTTGGTTGGCTATTGATAAATCATTTTGTGACATTTAACACTCCTAACTTGCTAGTTCTCCAAATCCTCTTGCTACATAATCAAATGTTCTGCTTACTGTTGAACTTGAACTATTAAAAAACTCTATTGTAAAACCAGTTTCACTTTTATTTGTTATAGCATAGAAGTCACCACTCGCCAAGTTCTGAGCAGAAATTCCTACACCTTGTAATGATTTAAATGCTGGTGAAAATGTAATTGCTTTTCCGCTAGTACTTGTGCCACTTACAACATCTGCTTCTGCTACAACTCTATCTGGCATATCTACAGTTACTGATAATGCTGATATTTGTTGTGTTGCTGTACCCTTTTGACTTGTCATTTGTACCTTAAATTTAAATGCTCTTGCTTTATAATCTCCAACAAAAAATTTTCTAAAATCTGTATATGTTGGTGAACCAGATGGGTCACCTTCTGTTGTTGCAACTAATAATTCTGTATTTGTATCATCAAATTCTTGTGGGTCACCATCAAATAACCCAGAACGATCATCAAAATTACCTGTTGCATCATCAAATAAATTTACAAAACTAATTCTTGCAACATTCATATTAGCGGTTACTCGGCTTGTATAAACCGAACCCAAATCAATAAATGTATCAAATTCATAAGTTCCAGAACTTGCAACATTACCACCTCCACCATCAAACAATCCGCTTGCATCATCAAAATTACCAGCAACACTGTCAAAAAGATTTGCTGTTCCTAATTGAAGTTTATTATCAACCACCGCCATATTTGTTTTTGTTCCAGAAAAACTTGGACTTTGAGTTGATGTAGCTACTAAATTTAAACCTTTTATATTCTCGATTATTGCAACTGTGCTTACTGCATTTTCTGAACTATTACCGACCTTATCAACAGCTTTAATAAAATATGTTCCTGTCATTGCTGGTACAATAACTGTATTTGCTGGTCTTGATACTTTGTCTGCTATATCTATAGAATTAGCATATGTTGCTCCGCTTGTTTCTTTAGCGTGTCTAATTCTGTAATGTGATAAATCTAAATCTGTTACTGGTGTCCAACCTAAATGTGCTTCTGTTCCAATAATATTTACACTAAAGTTTGTAACATCTTGAGGGGGTGCTGTTTTTCCTACAACTTGATGTGTAATACTTGTAAAAGCTGAACGACTTACTGAACTAACTGATCTTGCCCTTATATCGTAAACAACATTATCTTCAACATTTACTAATTCAAATTGTGCAGAACTTCCACGACCTAAATTAATAAATACTGAATCTGTTGATTTTTTAGCTTGTACTTCAAAGTCTGTAATGAATCTATCTGTTGCAGTTACATTTACTAATAATACAGCAATAGCTTCTTCATTTCTTGATCTAAGTTCATCTGTTGCACTTACAACTGGTGCTTGAACACTAAATGGGTTCGGTAAATCAGTATCTGGTATTTCTGGTGATGCTACTTGTGTGCCAACTGCGTAAAAACTATCTTGATGCTCTGAGCATTGCAAACTAACTGAATGATCTGCATTTATTGTCATTCCTTGTACTCTAAAAGGTTTTGCAGAAAAGCCAGGTGTTGCATGGGTTACATTTACAATATCCCCTATAGATAAATCTAATGCTGTTGCATCTGCTTTCAAAGATATATCTAAGCTACTTCTTGATCTTCTTAAAATAATTTCTGCCATTTCCTGTGCTTGAAATGAACTTGTTAACATTGAAAAATCAAATCTACCTTCCAGTAACAAACCACCATCTGCTGTTTTCATAGTTTCATGTTGATCTGCGGAATCTAATCCAGTTTCATCTGTTGGTGGAAATTGTGCTGTATCTGATTGAAAATTTTTAAATGGATTTATAAAATTAACTATAACTCTATTATATCTTGAATTTTTATTTTTACTCTGAACTACAATTCCACCAATAATATTGTCTTCTGTAAGTGTAATTGATGCTGAACCTGTTGTTTCAACTAATATATTATATTTTCCACCTGCAAAATTCAAATATGATCTTGAACCCCTTACAAAGTTTTTAACATTATCAATAGCTTTTACAGATGTATCAACAACTGTGTTGCTACTCATTAAAGGTTCAGATGAACCAAATGTGAATGCTATTGTTGTGTCGCAAACATCACTGGCAGTTTGCCAATCTGCAAAGTTAGAATCAAAATAACTATCTGGTATTCCCATTCCAAACCTATCGTTTCTCAAATAGTCTAATAGTTGTAAAATTGGATTTTCTGAAAATGCCCAAGTTGTGCTTGTATCTTTTCTGTGGCTTCCACTTCCACCTGTAACAGTTCCATCTAAGTTTGGATTGTAAACTTTCCGCCCATTTACTGTAGCTTGAACTGTTGGCAAAGAACCAAATTTTTCTGGATTCCATTTAAATTTTAAAGCTATATATGCCAAACCACTTAATGTATGTGAACTATTCCAATTATCTACCTCTGATAATAAACTTGATGCTGTTTGTGTGTCTGAGCCAAAATGAGGTTCAACTGTAATTAAACTTTCTGTTGTGCCATCATCTAAATTCCCTCTAAAATCAGAATCAGATGAATCAACACCCCTTTGCACATTATCTGCTAAATCACCATCAAATGTTACTGCATTATCATTTACATGAATTGAAGAAATATCATGTATTTCACCTTCACTTAGTACGATTGCCATATATAAAAATTCATTATCTGTTCCAGAGGTTTGTAGAAAAACAACATTACCACCAACTTTTCTTGTTCCATAAATAATTGGTATATGAGCATTTGCTGTAAATTTATTTACCAGGATTCCTTTTGCTTGTTGTTCTGAATGAAGTTCGCCAAACTCTGGTATTTCTGGAGTTGGTATTAACCAACCAATAACATCTTCAACAACATCAACAACTATATCAACGACATCTTCAACAATATCAACAATGCTATCTACAATATCATTAATAAAACCACACATTTAGAGCAATCTCCAATTGCCACCCATGTTTTCAAAACCTAATTTTTCAAAAACTGGGTCTATTTGTAAACCAGTACTAATACTTAAAACTATCGGCAATTCTTTTGCAATTTTTTTAACACTATCAATCATGGTTTTAACTAATTTAAAATTTCTAAAATTCTTTTTTATATAAATAATTTGAATATTCATAAACATATCTTTACTAAACCAATATTCAGCTTTGTGAAATATACAACAACCAATAGTTACGTTTTTATCTAAATCTTTTAAAAGTATAATTTTTCCTTTTTGTAATATGGTATTTATAAAGTTTGTCAATTTTGTTTTATCGACTTTTGGTAATTGCAAATCTTTCAATTCATCATGTTTAAACTCAATTAATAAATTATATACATCTTCAAAATCTTTTTTTTCTGCTTGAAATAAATGAACACTTGTCATTCCCTACCCCATTTTATGTCCCTAACAGTTAATGCTGAAAATCTCATTCCTAAATCATCTGGAAAAAATCTTTTTTGTGAATTATCTGTAGTTGTCCTTCCACTTGTTTTGCTAAAATTACCCCAGTGAGAAGTTACTGTTAAATTTAATCTTGCTGTGCTTGTGTCATCAGTAATTTTATATTCATCTATAGTTCCATAGAACAATAAAAAAGGGTCTGCAATAAGTGCAAGGTTTGCATCTAAATAACCCCTGTAAATAAATACATCTGAATTTATAACATTTTCATTTAGTACAATAGAAATATATGTTTGATCTACACCAGACAAACTTACAACTAAAGTATTTTTTGAGGGTGCATTTGTTTCACTTACCCCAGTAATACCTTTAAAATGTCCATTAGATAAATATGTTCTTGATGTTCCAGAAACACTTGATGTTATATCAAAACTTGCATTTGTTAGATAAACCCTTGTTGCAAATCCCAAATCAACTAATAAAACTGGGTCTATATTTCCTGTAGCTAGTTCTGTTTTTACTGCACTTGATAAACCCCTAGCCATCTATAAACTCTCTATTACATCAAACTCATAAGTAAAAAGTAAGTTTCCGTCTTTATCTACTTGCCCTGTTGCGAACTCTTGAACATCACTTGTAAGATGAACATTGAAAGGCACTGAATCATAAGTAACAGAACTATCATCAGCTAATGCTTCCCTCAACGGTGGCTCTATAGTAACTGTAGAGGCATTACTTGATGAAGTTGCATCTTCGACTACCATATAAACTTTATCATGTGCAAACTTGATTAAATCACCTGCCTTTAGCCTTCCTGCACCATCACCAGCAAACCCATCTATAGCTATTGTAGTGTCTGTTGCAGTATGTGAACCATTAACTAACAATGTTCCAGTTTCGTTGCCCTGTGCATTGAAATAGCTTGGAAAAGTCACTGTAAAGTTTTCTTTTCTATTTCTTTGCTTCATAATAAATGCCATAAGCGGTGCAAATTCTGATCTTGTCATGGGTGGATAAGAAACAGTAAAACTAAATCTTTGTCCCTGGACTTGCCTTCTAAATGTTTTGCCACTATCTGTTTCACTAAGCAAAGTCTTTTGATTGCTTCTTAAATTAATAGCAATGAAATTTGTTTTTGGTAATGCTCCACTCATACTATTGCCATTTTACCCTTTTCATTCATAGCACTATTTATTAGATTTACTATTGTTCCACGACTATTAACAAGTAACTCATTAAATCCTCTAGCATCAACAGTATTTATATTAAAATTAACTGTAACTTGTTTTCCCATTCCAATTTGGTCATTTGGAACTATAGTTCCTGCCTGGTCTGGAACAAATAATTCTGCTCCCTTTTCACCAACAATGCTTGGTTGTCCAACTGGTGGTCTGCCACCTTTTTCAAAACTTTTAATTCTATTAAGTAAAGATGTTCCAAAAGCTATTGCACCTCCAACTGCAACAATATTCAAAGGAAATGGTATTTTAGCAAAAGTTTCTAAAGCACCTCTAATTATATTTATTGAGCCTTCAATAATTGCATTTGATTTAAATAAAGCTAAAGATTTTTTAAAGGCAAATTGTATCGCTTGACCTATTAACATCTCAACCATAGCTTTAACTACAAACTTTGCTAAATCTCCAAAACTTAATTTTCCAGTCATAACAAAATCAGTAAGAGTTGCTTTGAGTTTTCCAAAACTTGCTTTTCCTATTTCTTCAACTTGTTTGAAAGCATCTTTTTGTGTATCCATAGCACTTGTAAAACCTTTTGAAAAACTTGCATAAGCTTTTTCTAACATTCCAACTTCTTCAATTTCTTTCTTTATTTTATCATTTTCTTTTTCATCTTTGTTTCTATTTAATTTATTTGCTTCCATAATTTTGTTAATTACTTTGAGCTGTTTCATCAATGCTTCTGTCAAACCACCTGCTTTAATTTTTTCTGCATCTATTGAAACCCCTAAACCTTCAAAAACAATTTGTCCCTTGTTTCCAATTTTATCCATTTCATCAACTACATCACCAAAAGGTTTTCTTAATTGCTCTGCAGATTCCCTCATAGCCTGGATTTGTTCTTTTACCTTTTGGATTTGCTCTTCACTTCTGAATAAAGTGAAACTATTTAATTTTTCTTGAACAAAAGCAATGCCATCAATAACACTGCCAAGCAAACCTCTTATTTCATCAATAACACCTGCTATAACTGCTACCAGGAGCTTTCCTCTGCTTCCCAACATTAAAAAACCAATTACACCTATTGAATCCAGGGGAGGAGGTAATGCCCTCACAAAATTAACTAAATTAGCAATTGAAGAGCCAATAAAATCAAAAACAGGTTTGAAAGTATCTAAAACTTGAGTTGCAAATAAAAGTGTCTTCACAGTTGTTGCAACAATTGCATCACCAATTTTTTCTGCTGACTTTTCAATGCCACCAAAGTTTTTTTCTAATTCTTTTTCAATAATCATTGCAGATGCTTTTAGAAAATCAAAAGGTCCTGCGTCCATTACTGCCATTTTGAATAGATTGAATTTATCGCCAATCATTGAAAGTGTACCATCAAATGTTTTTGCCATTACTGAGCTTGCACCAACAACTGATAATGTACCCTCTTCAAATGCTTTAAGAATATGATTCCTGGATTGCTCTGCACTTATAGCGACCCCTGCTTCGAATCCTAATAATGCTCTTACACCTCTTTCTCTAAATAAATCAGCAGAATTAATACCACCAGCAAATGTCCTTTGAATTTGTTCAGCAGTTGTCTGAAAATCCAAACCAGATGCACTTGCAATATCACCAGTAATTTTAAGGAGTTTGTTTAATTCATCTGCATCTTTTGACACCACTGCCAGGTTTGCAGAACCTCTTTGTATTTCTTCTAAACTAAATGGAACTTGACTAGCAAACTTTATAAGCCCTTTGAAAGCCTTTTCACCTTCACTTGCTTCATCAAATAAAAATTTAAATCTTACTCTTAGTCTTTCAACTTCTCTGCCAGTATCAATAAAGCTTTTTGCAACTACTCCTGCTCCCAAACCAAGCAGGGCATTTCTTAAATTAAAAACTGAATCTTTTAATCTGTCGACACTTCCAGTAGCTGATCTCATAGCTTGCCGAGTTTTGTCTTTTGCTATGATGTCTATATTGACTTGTTTTGTTGCCACTATCTTGCCTTTGCTAGTCTTTCTTGTCTTTCTCTTTCCTCATTCTGGATTTGAAAGTATGCTATCCACATATTAAACTCTTCAACAGACATTTGCAAGATTTCGGCTACTGTCTTGTGTAGTTTTTCCGCTAAACCAAAAATATTATGTAATTCAACATCACTTTTTAGTTTTTTTTATTATCTTCAATATCTACGTTGCCAGTTCCCATTATTTTTGTAGCAACATCAGCAATTATATTAGTATCAGCTTTTGTTTTGAATTTTAAAATATGGGTAGCATTAAACATCTTTTGACCATCTTTTGTTAAAGCTTTTTCTATAATTACATCAATTAAAACAATTAAATCAGTATTTGTTGCACCCTTAAATATCTTTTGTTTTTCAAGCATATTGAAAGGCTTGCAATAAATAGCTTTATCGCCAACTAATCCCCATTCTGGTACTTCAATTATTTGTGTGTCAAGGGTACTAAAATGGTCTTTTATACCATCAAAATAATCAATATTTTCTGACATTTAGACAGTGCCTATAGTCAATGCTCCGTTACCTTGTAATGATACAGTTCTTGTTGTCATACCATCTAAAGTAACACCAACTGACATGCCTGTTACAATACCAGTGCCACTTAAACTTTCATCTCCAGATGAATTGCCTTCTGGTAAAAATACAAATGCCAAACTTGACCCTTGTGTCAATGATGCTTGTTGTGCATTTTCTTCATTATAGTTCATATCAATTGAAGCAGTAAATGTACCACGACCTGCTTTAAATGTTTTGCTTGAATCTTCAAGTGATGTATCTTCAACAACGTCATGTGTTGTATCTATTGTGAATCCAGTAACATTGCCAATAGCTGTACCACCGACAGTTACAACTCCCTCTTTACCATGATGTGTAGCCATTTAGACCTCCTTTTCTTCTGGTTCAGATGTTTCCTCTGCTTTTCTTGCAGACTTTTTATCTTCTAATTTATAGCCTAATTTAATGTAATGGTCTATATAATCTTGTGAAATGGTAATCGTTTCTTTTCCCTTTTTCATTTTAATATCTTTTGCCATTATGCACTCCCTCTAGTAAATTCATATAAAACTCTTGCAGTAACTCTAACTCCTCCATAAGGATAAATAGTACCTTCATCTGTTGAAGCTTCAATAATTTGAGTATCTAAAGCATTTCCGTTTCTTGTTATATCATTATCCAAAGTTTCTTCTATAACCTCAATCAATTGATTTCTTTTTGTATCAATATTTGTATCCGTACCCTTAGCAAAAGCCACAATCAAAAAATCTATAGTTCCAGTATAAGTGCCAGAGCCAGTAACCCCAATACTTGCAACTTCTCTTGTTTCATCTCCACTTTGTATAAACATAGCAGGAAATTGTGCATCAGCAAGCTCTTCAACTTCAAAAGGTTCTCTTGTTATCTTTTTAAACTCAATTGGGCTTGTTACTGCATCAAGTTTTGTAATTATATCACTAGCTATATTTTCTCTTTTGCTCATATTCTCAATTCTTTAAAGTAAAAATTAGCAAATTCATCTTTTAATTTATCTTCTTCTTTATCACCTATTGAAAAGAAAGGTCTTTTTATTTTTCTTTTACCTACACCAAATGTATCGTGAAAACTTGCTATCTTTGCTCTTTCCATATTTGAAAAAAACAATGTACTTTTTAAACCACCTACTTTGAAATCTAAACTTCTAAACATTTTTCCAGTATCAGTTAAATCCACAAAACCAGTTTGCCTTCCCCTCCTTTTTCTGCTTGCAACAGTTCCTTTCGCATAACCCCTCATTTTACCACCATCTGGTAGCTTTCCGCTCTGAGTCCTCTTTGTAATCATAAGAACTGCCATATTAGAAACTCTGTTAAGTGATTTTTGAATTACTGCCTTTTGTTTCCTGGATATATTTTTTAAAAGCCTTGTTACCTCAATGCTATTTACATTGATTTTTAATTCAGCAACCATTATCTAACTAATCTTAAAAAATGTATTGGCTCTTTTTCGCTATCTGAAACAGTGCCCCCACCGTCTTCGTCATATTCAACGCCATCTCTAAGAATAGCTTGAAATTCTTCTTCGTATCTTTCTCTATAAAAATCTATCTGGACTTGAAAAGCATCTTTGCCCTCTCCAGTATCTGGGTCACGCCATTTTGTGAGTTGTGGGTAAATATATTTCCATAAACATAAATAAACTACTGATTGTGTCCATTGTGAATCGGTAAGTTTTGAACTATCCATTTCAACAGATGTTATTTTAGTAATATCCTTATATCTCACCTGGTGTCTGTATCTTTCCCACCATTCCTCGCGAATACGTCTTAGAACATCATTTTCAGCAAACTGTAACTGGTCTGCAAAATCTGATATTCCAAAACCTAAAATATCTGGTTGTATTTTTTGTAAACTTGTATTAGCAACATTAAATTCATTAGTAGCCATTATTCAGCTTTCTTTGACTTTGTTTTTTTTGATACAGCTTCTTCGTAATTTTTTAATCTTTCTTGAAAGTTTTCTGCACTTTCATTTTCTCTTATTGTTGGTCTAACTAAAGTTTCTTCTTTTGGTTTTTCAACTTTGGGTTTAGGCTCTGGTTTAGGTTCTGCCTTTGGTTTTGCAACATATAATTGCCAACCTCTTATGCCCCAGATATTCTTATTGTTTTCATAATCAATTTTTCTTCTTTCAATTATTCTATCGCCTTTTACAAGCTTTACCATTTCCATAATAAAAAACCTTTAAAAAAGGGGAGGTTTCCCTCCCCATAAGTTATTAGTTAGCTAAAGAGTCTGCTGTTAATTTAACACCATAACTATCGTGTATTTCACTAACACCATAAACTGCAGTTGCAACTATTTCATCTGCTCTTAAACTCGCATCTCTTTGAGTTTCTAGCTTGAGGTCTTGCATCATTGCTAAAGCAAGTGCATCTTGAGAGAATACACCACCTATTGAATCATCTGAGCCATCAACTGAAATGTTTGAACTTTCAAAAATTTGAATGCCTGCAATATTTCCAACAAAGCCACTTCGCATTGCTTCATTTGAAAGCTCTGTATCTCTGCCAACAAATGTGTTTGTTAATGACTTTTTAACATTGAAGATTTGCTTTGGGTGAAATACACCATAGAAGGGTGCTGGTGCATTTGCAGTTCTTAAATCAGCACTTGCTTCAAATAAGTCCTGGACAGTCAATTCAGAGCCTGCCCCTGGTCCTCTTTCTGTTGAGAATCCAGTAAACAATGCAGATAAATCAGCATCAACTTTTCTAGCAATAGCTTCCCCAAATAATCTGCCAATATCCCCTGCAACATTTCTGCCTGCAGAATTTCTTGCCAAATCAGTGAGTGTAGTCATGATTCCAACCTCTGATGCAGTAATAGTTACTGATGTTGGATTCACTGCTGTATTTGAAAGGTCTGATGCTTCTGAAACTGCACCTGCTGATACTGTAGCATAAATCGGTACTTCCACTGACTTTCCACCACCTGCAATTGTGTAGTTTCTAACTAGGTTTCTCATTATTGATTGCTCACTAGCAACAAATAAAGCTTCTGCTACGATTTCGGTGTAGAGTTCCGAAATGGTAGAACTGGTTGTTTCATTCGCCATTTTTTACTCCTATAAATAAAACAAATTATGGGTTTGAATTAATCACATAAGGCTTAGAGTTCCGTTGCTTTCTAAATTCTGCGTACTTCTTTCTATCCTCTGGATTATTCATATCTAGTTCCTCAAGTTTAAAGGATTGCTTAGAGTTTGTCCTATCCACATTTGACACCGAGCCAGAACCACTTGGAGTTGCTGAAACAAAGTGCGGGTTTTGTGTCAAGAACTCCTGGACTAATTCATCAGTCGTTAAGAGTTCCCCCATTTTATTGTATCTTGCTATTCCGTTTGAATCAAGAATTTCTACATTCCCAGATTCATTTAATTTTATATCATTCTTTAAAAGATCAACAACTTGTGTAGCATTTATAGCTCTATGCTTTGAAGCAGATGTTAATAAAGATTTATTTATTTTAATATCTCTTAATTGATTTTCTAAATCTTCTTTTTCTTTATTGAATTGTTGAGTTCTTGTTTTTAAAATTTCTTCAAACTCACCCTTTTGTATTTTTTGCTTTTCTTCTAATTCTTTTTGAGTTTTTACTGCATTTACAGCAATATCAATATCATTTACCCCTAATCTTTTATTAAGATTACTTCTTTCCCTTGCAATCCTATTTTCTATAATTTCACCAACTTGTGCTTCTGTATAAACCTTTTCTTTAGCAACTTCTGGTGTTTCTATTTTGGGTTCTTCTTTTACTTCTTCTGTTACTTGCTCTTGATTATCTTCTGCCATTTTTTGCTCCTTAAATATCCCAATTAGGGTCTGT